TAATTGTTGATAAACTCGTAGCATTAGATTCTAAATTATATGAATTCCTAGATGCAGAAGGAATTAAAACTGCACTAGATAATATATTAATAGAAAATAAGAATCTATGCCAGAAAAATAATACAGGGTATGATAAAGTTGGCGAATATGTTCTATCTGTAATTACAAATGGAAAGTTATTTAAATTCATTGATATATCGGAATTTTTCAAAGATATGCTAGCTCTTCCAAGTGTAAATGAAAATATTACTAGAAATATCTTACATGAAATAGGAAGTAAATGTATGTTCTATATAGAAAATGGGTATCTTCCAAAATATGAAGTAAATCAGTTTACTTCAAAAATAAAACAAAAGACAATGGATAAATATATTCCAAATTCAATAATTGAATCGGTTGCTCTTCCAATTTCAAAAAAAGAAATTACAAATATTGGGAAAAACATTGATAAACAAATAAATGAAGAAATAGAAACTATTGATCATGATATCTTATCTTCATTTAAACCGCGGTCTGAATTATGTCCCGATATTTGGAATTCTAATAAAACATTAAAATCAAATATAAGAAACAATTTATTTAAAATTTCTATAGACTTTCTAGATAGTATTAATTTAACTATTGATCTAGTTTCTGATATTGTTATTACCGGTAGCATATCAAATTATAATTGGTCAAAATATTCAGATATTGATTTACATATACGAATTGATTTCGCAGCTATTGATGAAAATATAAATCTAGTAAAAGAATATTTTGATGCAAAAAGGACTATATGGAATTATAAACATAATATTAAAATTAAAGGATATGAAGTAGAATTATATGTAGAGGATACTAAAGAATCACATATAGCATCTGGTTTATATTCAATAATCAATAATAAATGGATTAAAGAACCAGTATCCGAAAAAGTAGAAATTGATATTGAGGATATTACTTCGAAGGCAAGATTATATATAGATTCATTAAATCATATCAATGAATTAATTCTGCAGAATAAAGTGGATGAAGCACTGGATTGCATTAGAATTCTTCGTGATAAACTCAAAAAATCTAGAAAATCAGGTTTAGAATCTGGGGGGGAATATTCGGTCGAAAATCTAGTATTCAAAGTATTACGTAGAAATGGATTTATTGAAAAGATAATTGATATACAAAATCAACTATATGACCAAAAAATGGCAGTTGAAAATATTATCAATGAAACATTTAAACTGAAGAAGAAACAATTATATGAAGGGGGCGCCTACGGTCATATGAGTCATATATATGAAGATATGCAATTAACATTTTCTAATATCAAAGATATTATAAAAAATGTACTGAAAGGGGGAATGAAAATAACCCCAGTAACCGAAAAGTCTGATGGGCAAAATCTATTTGTAACATATAAAGATAAACAATTACTTGCAGCAAGAAATAAAACTCAACTTAAGAACCCAATCTCAATCGAAGAAGTATCTAAAATGTTTAAAGATAGAGGAGAAATACATAATGCTTTTGTATTTGCAATGCAAGACTTAACAACATCATTAAGCGATATACCAAATGTAGATGAATTATTTGGAAATGGAAATTATTTTATGAATTTAGAAATATTATATTCTAAAACAAAAAATGTAATTTCATATGGAGAAGATATGATACAATTTCATTCATTAGATGAATATCATGATGGAAAATATATACAACATATAACGGACGGAGTTGATAAAATATTAAAAGCAATACAGGAAACAAATAAAGATATTCAAATACAATTCAAAATCATTGGACCAAATATAATAAAATTAACAAAGAGTATAAATTTTGAAGATAGGATTTCGTATTTTACAAAACAGATAGATGATATTAGAAAAGAATATAATTTATCAGATAGTAATACAATCGAAGATTTATATGTAGAATATTGGAAAAAATATATATCTGAATTATCTGAAGATGCTGATTATAATATTCCAGATAATATATTACAACTTTTAATTGATAGATGGGCTAAAGGAATAAAATCTACAAATATCAATAATATATTAAAACAAGTAGATAATTCAGAATTTAGAAATATAATTACTGAAACAGACAAAAATTCTAAAGATATCAATGATACATTAAAAGAAAAATTAGAATTGATATTCATGAAGTTAGGAATTGAAGTATTGAAAAATATTTCTACATTTCTATCATCAAAATCAACAAATACTGTTGTAAATGATATAATTAATGATATTAATAATACAATAAAAGAAATCGAAGATACTAAGGATCCTGATAAATTAAATAAATTGAATAAATATTTAAATAAAATAGAAACACTTGGAGGATTTGATTCGATTGTACCATCAGAAGGAATTGTATTTAAATATAAAGATAAAATTTACAAATTAACTGGGCTTTTTGCTAGTATAAATCAATTACTTGGATTAATAAAATATAGCAGATGAAAAAAAGAGATATAGTAAAAGAATTAAAACAATATCTATCTAATGGGGGTGTTGAACAAACCAAGTTCTATATTGATGATCAAAATCAGGCCGAACACATTGAGGGGTCTATTTGGGAAGAAGGTGGAAAGAAATGGACTATTAAGAATGGAATCAGAAAAACAGTAAGTAGATATTCTGAAATAAGAAATATATGCATGCTTCCATATGTTTGCCCAAGATGTGGAAATGCTTTACATGATAATGATTATAATCGTAAAGTATATTCAATTTTAGGTATATGTTATGATTGTTTTTTATTAGAAGAAACTAATCATATAATTAATAAAACACATGATGAAAATCAAAAAGAAATAATTCATAAAAATAAGGTAAGTTGGTTTAATCAAGTAGAATCCGAATTAAAAGATTATCTAGATAATATTGATTCGGACCAATTTATTACCGAAGATGGCCAAATTGAAGACTGGTCGAAACAAAATTCAGATCAGTTGAAGCAAGCAGTAACTGATAAATTGATGGAAATTAAAGAACAAATAATTAATGAAAAGAATGAGCAAAGTTAAATTATCATTTAGTAACATATTAAATGAAAAAGATGAAAGCGTAAATTTTGAATTTGTAACAAATTATATAATTTCTGATACTAAAAAATATGATACATATCATTCAAATGATGTTTTATATAAAAAAATACAAGAATTATCTGAAATAGAATATAAAAAGGCAATTTCGTTTTTAAAGAAATTTGGTATATCCCTTTCATATAACAAATTATTCGACGAATACACAATTAAAAAACAGTAGCATGACATCTAATGAAGTAGTTAAAGAAGAACTACGAAAAATATTAACCAACCCACAATATTTCATGAAAAGATATTGTGTAATACAGCACCCTCTTCGGGGCAAGATACCTTTTGATCTATATCCATTTCAAGAAAAAGTAGTAGAACAATTACAAAAATTTGATAAGAATATTATATTAAAATCCAGACAACTAGGATTAAGTACATTACTAGCAGCAATGATTTTATGGTATGCAATATTAAATAAGGATAAGAATATTTTAGTAATAGCCACAAAACAAAAAGTTGCTGCAAATTTAGTTAAGAAGGTGAAAATAATGTACGATAAACTACCAGCATGGATCAAATCATTGGCTGTATTAGAAACCCGAAATGCTTTAACGATAGCATTTGATAATGGGTCTGTAATACAAGCATCATCATCGGCTCCAGATACCGGAAGGAGTGAGGCAGTATCATGGCTAATAGTAGACGAATGTATATCGGGAGATACTAATATCATTGTTAGAAATAAAATAACTAATGAAGAATTGAATATTTCTATATCTGATTTATATTTGTTATCTTCGGATATTAGAGATATAAATGAAGATATCAGCATATCATATCTTTCAGATTTTGAAATTCTAACACCAGCTGGTTGGAGTGATTTCGAATTTATTAAAAAAACATATAATGATAATTACATGGTTATTAAAACTAAATCAGGTAAACATTTAGTTTGTTCGTTGAATCATAAAATATTGGATAATATTGGTGAATATATTCTAGCAAGAAATATCAAAAAAAATACAATCTTATATGATAACGAAATAGTTACATCTGTTTGTTTAGTAGAGGATGATATTGAATTATATGATGTTCTAGGAATAGATAGAAATCATGAATATTATACTAATGGACTTATAAGTCATAACTGTGCATTTATTAGGGGAATAGACGAAATTTGGGGTTCTTCACAACAAACATTAGCTACCGGAGGCAAGGCGACTTTAATCTCGACTCCCAATGGTACTGGAAATTTCTTTTGTAACATGTGGAATGATGTTGATAATAATGGATTTAACCCAATTAAACTTAAATGGACAGTTCATCCGGAAAGAGATCAAAAATGGAGAGATAGACAAGATAGAGAACTTGGAATAAAATTAGCGGCTCAAGAATGTTTGGCTGGAGATACTCATGTTACTATTAGATGCCATGATAATTCTATACATAAGATTGCGCTTGAAGATTTATTTGAATTTAAACTATTTGAACAAAATTTTTCATATAAAAAAGCCGGTATGCAGATTTTAACTCCAACAGGGTATCAGGACTTTGATGATATTGTAAAGCATCAGAAGTGTGGATGTGTTAGTCTTTATTTTGATTATATGGGATTATCAAATTTTGGTATAATTAAAAGTTCATATGAACACCTACATGCTATTGATGGATCATTAAAATCATCTATAGATATTAATGAGGGGGATGAACTAATTAGTATAGATGGGCATGCCACAGTGACAAAAAAAATCATTGAAACAACAAATGTTGAATTATATGATATAATTAATGTTAGAGGTGGCAATCTATTTTATGCAAATGATATATTAACACATAATTGTGACGCAGAATTTCTGACATCGGGTTATACAGTAATTGATTCTAAAGTATTGGAATTCTATAAAAAATCATTTGTAATAGAACCAATTGCCAAGGCAGAAAGAGATAGATTATGGATATGGAAACATCCAACACCAGATAGAAAATATTTAATATCAGCCGACGTTGCCCGCGGCGATGGGTCAGATTTTTCTGCCTTTCATATTCTCGATATAGAAACATGTGAGCAGGTAGCAGAATTCAAAGGTACAATAGATACAAGAGAATATGCAAATCTTCTTATTAAATATGGATTTTTATATCACACTGCAATGTTGGCGGTTGAAAATGCTAGTATAGGATGGGATGTAGTACAAACTATCTATAGATCTGGATATCCTAATATGTACAAGAGTTTACAATCTGATACTAAACATAATAATCTTAAAGAAAAATTTGTAATACCTGATAAAAAATTAATTCCGGGATTTACTACATCAAATAGTACAAGACCAATATTAATAAATAAACTAGAAATATATACAGAAAATAATTATTGTATATTTCATTCAGAAAGATTATATGCAGAGTTACAAACATTTAAATGGATAAACAGGAAAGCACAAGCACAACCCGGATCCAATGATGACTTAGTGATGTCATTTTCAATGGGATTACATATCAGGGATTCTGAATATAGTTCTATAGTTAAGAATTCAGCATACACAAAATCATCTTTATCAGCATTTAATAATAATTCACACACACCAAGCGGATTTTCTACAAATGTATATAATGGTAAATATAAACCACCAACATATAGTGATGGATCTCCTCTTAATACTAATGATTGGATATAACAATGGAAAAACCATATTATCAAGAAAAATTTTTTAAAAAATTATCAAAATTATTTACTACTTCAGTTGTTGTTAAAACACCCGGAAATGAGGATGTAAAATATTTTGATAAAAGTAAATTAAAAGATAATCCCGAAATAAAATCTAATATATCTCCAGCAGTATATAGATTAGGCGCAGAACCTGATTCATCAAACAGATTTGGGTTCTATCTACCAAAATTAGAATTATATCGTGAATACGAATGTCTTGCGGGAGAAACTATAATTCCACTTCCAGGTGGTAGAAAAATATCATTAGTGGAATTATCTAAACTATATCCTGATAAAGAAAATGTATTTTACGTATATTCATATGATCACACTGAAAATTGTATAAAATTAGGTAAAGCACATTCTGTTAGAAAAACTAAAACAGAATTAACATATAAAATTACATTTGATAATGGAGAATATCTATTAGCAACTGAAAATCATCCTTTCTTAATGAGAAATGGTGAATATAGACAAGTTAAAGATCTGCGGGTCAATGATTCATTAATGGGTTCATTATTAGTTAATATTAATATACAATCAATTGAGCCATATCAAGTGCTTGATGTATATGATATGACAGTTGATGAATACCATAATTTTGCAACAACTAATGTATTTGTTCATAATAGCATGGATGCAGATAGTATTCTATCCTCGGCCCTTGATATCTATGCAGATGAGTGTACTACCCGAAATGAATATGGAGAAATACTATCTATATCAAGCGAAAATGAACAAATAGTGGAATCGTTAGAAAATCTACATTATGATATTCTAGATATAGAATTCAACCTATGGTGGTGGGTAAGAAATGTAGTTAAATATGGAGATTTTTATCTCAAGCTTGATATTACAGATTCAATTGGAATAACGGGAGCAATACCATTATCTCAATATTGTATTCAGAGAAAGGAAGATGCAGTAACAGGAGAAGTTACATTTTCATATAACCCAGGGGCATTAAATACTAAATATTTCGGAAGGGCAGCTGCAGCAACTGAATTATATGATTATGAAGTCATACATTTTAGAATGTTAACAGATTCTAATTATTTTCCATACGGAAGATCTATACTAGAATCAGCAAGAACCGCTTGGAAGCAATTACAATTATTAGAAGATGCTATGTTAATTCATAGAATAACAAGAGCACCCGATAAGAGAGTATTTTACTTAGATATTGGAGGAATAGAACCGGATAAAGTAGATCCATATGTGCAAGAAGTAGTTCGTAAAATGAAAAGAATGCCATATATTAATGAGCAAACTGGACAATATAATTTAAGATATAATATTTCAAATTTATTAGAAGATTTATTTATTCCAGTTAGAGGAAATGAATCTGGAAATAGGGTTGAAACATTACAGGGGTTGGGGTATGATGGAGTAATTGATGATGTAGAGTATATTAAGAAAAGGATGATTGCAGCTCTTAAAATACCAAAAGCATTTTTAGGTTGGGATGAAGGATTATCTAATAAATGTATACATCCACAAACTAGGATTTATATGACAGACGGTACATATAAAACTGCTGCTAATTTAATTTCGGAATATCAAAATAATTCTGTAAATTATGTATTTTCATATAATACTGAATTGAATATCTATGAAATCAAAAAAATTATATGGGCAGGGTATACAGTTTTGAATGCAGAGGTGATCAAGCTTGTATTTAGCAATGATAAGTATATTATTTGTACATTAGACCATAAATTTCTAACAAATAATAATAAATGGGTCGAAGCAAAAGATTTAAGATATGGGCAAGTATTGAAATCTGCTACAATCGATAAAAATGGCATTTTATTAGAAAAATTATACACTGTTAAGAATATTGAATTTCCTAATATAAAGTATAATACATGTGATATTGAGGTTGAGGATAATCATAATTTCTTAACTGAAGCGGGTATTGTTATTCATAACTCTACATTATCAGTCCAAGATATCAGATTTTCTAGAACAGTTGAAAGGGTACAAAGAATTATAGAAGCTCAATTAACTAAAATTTCAATGATACACTTACTAGCACAAGGGTTTCCCGTTGAAGATATCTTGAATTTTGAACTCAAATTAACTACTTCATCAGCAATCGCTGATCTAGAAAAACTTGAAGTTCTAGATAAGATGGCAGCCGTAGCACAGTCGGTAAAACAACTAGAAATCATGCCCAACACATGGATTTGGAAGAATATATATAAGATGAGCGATACTGAAATTGAAGATACTAAATTAGAATTACTTCAAGATAATATTTATACATATAAATTAGAGCAAGCAAAACAAAGTGGGGAATACATGAAGAGTGACGAACAAACAGCAGAGGAGGATGAAGGATCAGAGGAACTACCAGGAGAAGAAACGGAAGGGGAAACAGGAGCTGAAGAAACAGGGGAAGAATCATTTGATATAGGGAATGCTACCAGTGGGGATGAATTTCCAACTGAACCAAGCAAGGAGGAACCAGTAGCATCAGAGGAAGGTGAAAAGTCTGAGTCTCCTAGGGCACCAAAGAAAAAGAAGGGGCAACCAGCTGAGGATGAAATAGACAAAACTATAAAAGATTTATCCAGAACTGAAACACCTACTATAAGTAAAAGAAAACCAAAAGGAAGAAGTAGAGTTTAACTAAAAAATTTTTTTAGTAATAATTAATTTGAATATATAGTTATGATTTACATAAGAAAATTATTATGGCAAAAAAACTTTCCAAATACAGAAATTCTGGATTATTATTTGAATTATTAATTCAGAAGATAACTGCTGATTTAATGAATGGAATTGATAAACCAATTGCATTATCTATTATTAAAGAACACTTTAACGAAAGAACCGAATTATATAAAGAATTAGAATTATATAAATCTTTATTGAATAATCCATTGAATTCAATTAATAGTTCTACTCAGTTAATAACTGAAACATGTAATCAAAGAAAAAAATTGAATCAAGAAAAATTGCGCAAGGAGAAATTTGACTTGATCAAGAAGATTAATGAGTGTTATGATGAAACTATATATGATGCAAGAGTTCCTAATTATAAATTACTTACTTCTATACATAAATTATTCGAACATAAGTTAGGGAAATTAATACCTCCTATTGAAGTAGTTAATGCAAAAGAAACAATTGTCACACACATAATGAGAAATTCATCAGCACCAATAACAGAAGAATCAAAATTTACAAAATTAGATGAGGATCTTCAAATCATAGCATATGATCTATTAATTGATAAATTCAATGAAAAATATAAATCTCTTAATAATAGACAAAAAAAATTATTAAAAGAATATATTAAAAATGCTAGCAATGATGTTAAATTAAAACAATATATCGATTCCGAAATCTTATATGTTAAAAAGGCACTTTCTAGATATATTCCGAAAATAGAAGATGATATTACTAAAATTAAAATTAATGCTCTAAATGAAAGCATCAAATCTATATTCCGAGGCAAAGTAGCATCAAATAAGCATGTAGCTACATTAATGAGTTATTATCAATTAATCACAGAAATAAGGAAAGAAATTAATGAATAAGAAAGAACTGAAAACAATTGATTACAGAAGTGATGAATTATACATCATCTCTAAACAATTTAATTTCTAAAACAAATAGAACAGAAAATGAATTAACAGTTCTATCATTGAATTTTCTTGAACAATATGTTTCTTTTTTAATTGATTCAGATATTATCTATAAGATAGATATTTCTAGAAAATATATAAATCTTATAATAAAAGGAAATTGTAATATTCTTGAATTCATTTTAGATCTAAGAACTAATTGGTCTAAATCTGAAGTTAATAAGGAAATATATATAGAACACATTATGGTTATAGAAAATAAACTAGAAATTCAATTTAGACCAACAAATAATAAATTATTTTTGAAATAAAAATGAACAACTTAAGTAAATATATAGACCTTGATGATTTCGATAATATTAATGTTATCGCAATTACTAATAATAGAAAATATGGAAATAATCCAGCTGTTTTATATCTAGACTTAGAACCATTTAATAAAGAAATAACTCCACAATATGAAAATAAATTACTGAAATTAATTGAAAAGAATTATAAAAAAATTCTTAGTAAATTCAAAGGTAAGAAATTAATTGTAGTTAATGATAGTATTAATATTCCAAAAGGAAAGATAAAGGATTTAGAAGAAATAACAACTACAGCATCTGGTGGAGCTTATTTAAGTAAGTATGCATTCGGCCCTGCTAAAAGGGAAGTACAAACTCAAGCAGGATATAAACCAGTAAATCAAAAAGAATTGAGAAAGAATGTTAAATCATATGATATTATGACTTATAAAGGGGTGAATGAATCAATCAACAAAGATCTCAAAGAACAAATAGATACTTATTTTGATAATTGGAAAAATGGATTATTATCTAATAATGATATCATTGAATTAGAAGCATTAACAGAAGGTAATGATATTGCTAAGAGATATGTTAATGAAAGAATGGGGTTAACAGAAGAGAAAGAATATATTAATGCAACTACTAAATTTAAAAAATTATTACTTAAAGAAGGTGGATATAAAATAACTATAGTAGTAACAGATTTATGGAAGAAACTAAATCATGGACCAATCTATCCAGAAGATCTAGTTCCTACATATTGGTTAAAGAAACTTCATAAAGTATTAAATGATTATATTCCGGAATTAAAGAAAGTATTAGACGAAGATGAAATTGATAGATATAAAGATATTATAGATCAATTTAAGAAATCAGATATTACTATAAGGCAATTTGATAATATATGGACAGGATTACTAAGTTGGGCAGATGAAAATACAATTTGGATTAGAACTATTTATTAATTAGAACCATGAAAAAATTACAAATCACGAGTAATGGTGTTATAGAAGTATATAGTGGTACAGAAGCAAGAAGTGCCGAGGTTCGTCCTGGAGATGCAGATGCAAAATTCTAATTAGATGATATCTATTATTTCCATATTATTAGAAAGAAATGAATTTGATGATTATAGAGATATACTCAAACAAATAGATACTGATATCGAATATCTAGATAATAAAAAGAAACAGGAATATATCAATGTAAGAAATTCAATATACAGAAAATATTTATCTGTAGAAGAATATAAAAAATTTATTGAAATAAGTGATAAAATATTTGATACTTCTAATCCACCAGTTTCAATTGAAGAATATAAATTTGATTTTGATATAAGAGAAAAAATAGGAAAATTACTTACAAAAGAAGAATCTGAAAAATTAAGTAAATATTCTAAATCCTATTTAAAAATAATTCATACTCTTGGTAAATACAAATTAAATAAAAAAGCAGCATATAAATCTGCTTTTAAAGATATAGATCATATAAAGGGAGATTTAAATGCTAAATATCTTTATCATTTTACGACAATAGATAATGCAATAAGTATAATTAAAGATAATGCATTATATGCTTATGGTGATAATCCATGGATATCATTTACTACATATAAAGATTTATTAAAAAGAGGAGTAGTATTTTATTATACATCTCCAGAAGGAATTGAAGGAAGATCATCTGATAATATATCAATTGGATTTGTTTTTGATTTTAATAAAATTAAATCTGCTTTTGGTAGTAAAGTTAAACAAGGCGATGCTGATAGATATGGTACATATTACGGAGAAGAAGAAATATTAATTAAAGAAGAAGAGATCGAATTAAAAAAGTATTTAATTAAGATAATTATATATAAAAGTAAGATCCGAAATAAAAAGGATTTAGATAAATTAACAATGTTATGCGATGAAGAAAAAATAAAATATTTTTTAGTATAAATGCAACAAGATACCAGACCATTACTTATAGATACAATGCCATTTATAGGTAAGATTATGCAACCCCAAGATGCTTTAATAGAATCAACTGTAACTGCAATTAATAATAAATTATTTGTAGAAGGGCCAATCCATAAAGCCGATGTAATCAATAATAACTTACGAATATATCCTAAAAGAGTACTAACTGAAAAAGTTGATAAATATATAGATCTATATGTTAAGCAACATAGAGCTTATGGCGAACTAGATCATCCGGATTCAAATCAAGTATCTCTTCAAAAAGCTTCTCATACAATTGAAAAATTATATTGGGATGGAAATACCCTGATAGGAGTAATAGAAATAATTAACGGAACCATTATGGGAGATATAGTCAAAGCTATTTTATTAGCAGGTAAAACAATAGGAATATCTTCCAGAGGATTAGGGTCAGTTAAAAAAATAGAAAATAATATAGTAGAAGTGCAAGATGATTATGATATCATTTGTTGGGACTTTGTAAGTGACCCATCTACCCCTGGTGCTTTCTTAAGAGCGCAGATAAATGAATCAAAACAATTGAATCTAAATAATACATTAAAAAAATATTATTATGTTAATTTGATTGCTAATGATATTATGCGTAATAATAACAATTTGAAATAAATTAATCAATGAAAAAACAAGAATTAGTTTCCTTAATTAAGGAATGTTATAGGGAAGTATTATCTGAAAGAATAGTAACTCCAGAAGAAGTAGAAAAATTAAATCAGCAACTTCAGGATGCCGAAGGCGATACAAAAAAGCAAGAAAAAATTACTGAAAAAATATGGAAAACAATGGACATGATTTATAATCAGTATGATGGTATCATTCGAAATTTAACAAACGCATCTGGATATTGGTATGTAGGATCTTCGCAGAAAGAATTAGCAAAAAAATTAAAAGATATGTCCATGGATGATTATAAAAAATTTAGATCTGAAGTTGCTGCATTTTACAATGAATTAAGAAACGCTAATAATGCAATGGAAAACGTTAAGAAAACTGCAAATAAATTAATTGCTAAATTAGATAAATAATATGAAAAAACAAGAATTAATACAACTGATAAAAGAATGTTACAGAGAAGTTCTTCAAGAAGAAGTAACACCACAATACAAAGCTTTAATTAAAAGAGCAAAACAATTAAGAATAAGTACAGCCTCAGAATTGCGAGATCTTATAGCTGATGAATTTGATGATGAATCTAATCCAATAACAGGTGCTGATTATGAAGAAGCAAAAAAACAATTAAAAATTAGAGAATCCAAAACAAATAGAAGATCTATTTCTGAATCTAAATTTGGAAAATTATATCCTGAAGATTGCATTCCAGAAAAAACATATTTAATTGGATATAGAGCACATGAATGGAAATCTATATTCAAAGGGTGGAAATTATCAAGTAAAAAACCAGTAATGTTGTGGCAAGATACAGATGATACAAATACATGGGAATCATATATGTTTCACGGACAAATGTGTGTAGGTACATCCGCAGATCTTTTGAAAATAATTGATGAAATAGCTTAATCATGATTTATTTAACAACAATATTATCTTCCATAATATAACAAAACAGTATAATATACAAATGAACAAGAAAGAATTAAAAAATCTTATTAAAGAAATGATTAATGAGACAAAGAAAACAGATTTTATGGCCCGGTATAATAATACTGATATCTTCATTGAATGTGGGTACTCTTATATGTCAGATGATGAATTAGATTCTATGTTTTATGATTTAGGTAAATTAGTTAAAAAATATAATATAACTCCAAGAGAAATTAAAATTAAATTTTAACCCATGATATGCTTATCATCTATATTATCAGAAGAAAAAGATATTCCTATTGATAAAATTCCATATTTCTATCACGCAACTGATAAGGCAAATTTAGGAAAGATACTTATGCAAGGAATTAAGGCAACTCGTGAAGGAGTATATCTAGCAGATAAACCCGAATATGCTGTTAGATTTTTAATGATAAGAGGGATAAAAGATATTATTGTATTTAAAATAGATGCTAAAAAACTAGATAAGAAAAAATTATTTGAAAGTTATGATCATAGTAGGTCATTTTTTAAATGTAGAGCTTATATTTATGAAGAAGATATTAAACCAACTGTTATATTATATGACAAAACATTACAATACAACTTAAAATGAATAAGAAAGAATTAAAACATTTGATTAAAGAATCTATTAAGAATATTCTAATTGAAGGGATAGTAACAGAATATGATATAACTTTGGATGAAGAATCTACAAAAAAAGTTAATTGGTATCCATTAGATTGGTTTTCAGTTCCAGATGCGGAAGATCCGATGTTTGCCGGTACATTTGAGGCGACATCGTGGAGACCAACTCGAAAATCATACTATGGAAGGAGTACTGGAATCTTATATAATTTAGATAATTTTGATAAACATTTATTGACATCAAATAATATACATCCAACATCAGATGAAAGAATATATCGATATGAAACAATGACAACACGAGCAGGAAAGATTACTCCGTTTGTAAAGATTAATATTAAAACTGGTCTGATTTACTTTCCAAAGAAAATGGAAGACGAAACAATAGAATTTGATACAAAAGGAGTAAAGCCAATTTATATAAATTTAGTTAAAGAAAAGTTAAAAGAGGAAATCAAACCCTTGTCTTCTAGACCAAAAAATAAAAAAATAGAAATAGATCTATCAGGTCCCGATGGTAATGCATTTGTATTAATGGGATATACGAAGAAATTTGCAAAAGATTTAGGTTGGACTTCTGAAGAAATAACTGATCTATTAAGAGATATGCAATCAGCTGATTATAATCATTTGATAGAATTATTTGATGCTAATTTTGGTGAATATGTTACATTATATCAATAGAAAATTTTAATTGTAAATAATTAAAGTATTAATAAAATTATTTAAAAATATGAAAAGATCAGAATTAAAAAGTTTGATCAAAGAAGAAATTTCAAATGAATTATTTGGTAAAGATATTTCAGATGAATTATTAGAACCATTAGGGAAAGTTATACCATGGTTCGTAAATAATGATCAAAAATTAAAAAACTTTTGGGACAAATATCATTTTAATTGGAATTCCGATGTTAAAGTCTACCGTAAAATTTATAAAGGAGTTACATCTATATGGTTAATCAATGATAAAAATAAAGATACTATACTTATAACTTTAAATGTTAAATAAAAAAATGAAAACAGAAAAAACACATAAACAATTACTGAAAGAATTCATTCATAGTATGCAACCAATAGGGATGCAGGAGGTACAAAATGAAGTAGATTTGTCAGTATTAGAAGCAGCTGGATTCAATGTTTCTAATAATCTTGAAAAAAATACTATTAAAGAAGCATATGATCCTGTATATATAAATAGTATAATTGAAACAGTAAAAGGAGTATTACCAAAAACTGCACTTGCTAAGGTATTCTATTTAACATTAGTAAATAATAAAACGGTAATCAAATGGGATAAATTTATTAAATCATTTGAAAAATATTTTCCGAATGTTGAACTACCAGAACCAACAATAGCAGAACCAGAAGAAGAAACTGATATTGAAGATAATGAAGAATAAATCATAAATATTTTCTATATGAAAAAATCAGAACTAAAACAATTAATAGAAGAAGTAATCAATGAGCTTGATCAGATAACTAAACAAAAAGCAAAATATTTTGCAACTCAAAAATATGGAAAGAAATTGAAATTAGTTTATCCAAATATCTACTCTGTTAAAGACTCTCCAACTATCGAATGGTTAGAAGAAATGAAAATCAAAAACTACAAAATCAATTCAGATGGAACGGTCGATGTCAGTGGTAATGTTGATATTGTAGATAAAGATTTAGAAACTATTCCAGTTCAATTTGGTGAAGTTAGTAAAAATTTTTATTGTTTACATAACAATCTAACATCCCTCGAGGGATCTCCAAAAAAAGTTGGTGGAATTTTCTCTTGTTCTGGTAATAATTTAACATCCCTCAAAGGAGCACCAGAATATGTTGGTAAAGACTTCTATTGTTCTAATAATAAATTAACATCTCTCAAGGGAGCTCCGAAGCATGTTGGTGGAGATTTTTATTGTAATAATAACAATTTAACAACCCTTAAGGGTACATTAAAATATGTTGGTGGGAATTTTTATTGTTCTGGTAATAATCTAGATTATACTGGGAGAGAGATAGAAAAAATAATCAAGATAGATGGATATATCGTAGGATTATAACTTAAATTGGAATAAAAAATGAAAAAACAAGAATTAAAACAATTGATTAGTGAAATAATTGATGGAAAGAATTATAATAGTCTATTAAATTATATCAATGATATAAGAGATGAATTACAACAAATTGATGAATTAATTAATTCTATAAATAATGTCAAAAGCAATATATTGCTACAACTTGAATCGATTGAAGATTTAATTCAATATAATAAATAATCAAATGTTACGATAACGATTAATCTTAAAAATAAATAACAATGAAAAAACAAGAATTAGTACACCTAATAAAAGAATGCTATAGAGAAGTATTAATAGAAGCAAAAAAAGGTAGCATTGATGATAGTGGTATCTATATTGAATATGATGCCAAGAAAAAAGAAAGAATTTTACATATTCCAGAAGATATGTCTGGGGAGGAGCTGGGTGCATGGTTGAAAAAAAATAAAGAAGAATTAAATAAGAAATATCCTAGAAAATAATCGTATGAAAAAAACAAGAATTAATTTCTTTAATCAAGGAATGTTATAGAGAAGTATTGAAAGAAGTTCGTATTGAAAATAAGGAATTACAATCTATAATTGATGAACTAGTTCCTTATAAGGTCAATAATGTACATACAGGCGCTGGATATGCACCATTTCAGCTTCCAGCTGGTCAATTTATAACTAGAAAATCTGATCCACATGGTTATTATGAATTAACAATAATTTAGCATAAAAATTATAAAAAAAATAATTTTCTTTAATATATATTAAAAAGGAAATATTTTTATGTGGGTAAAATTAAAAGAGTTTATAAACGCTTTAAAAAAAATATTGCAGCAGGAAAGTGAAGACAATTAAATTACCATATAAAACTACCGAAGATTTAACTTCTATACTTAAACAATATTCTAACGTTGTTAGGTATAGCTACAATCGTTTTCTTGAAGGTAAAACAGAAAAGGATATTAGAAAGTTATGCAAATCATTAAATAACATCGGGTTACTTAATTCATGGTTAATTCAATGTGGTATTAAAGATGGTAAAGCAATACAAACTCGATTTAAGAACAAAAAGGTTGTATTTGGTGGTAAATACAATTTAATTAACAGATCAAAGAATAAAATATCTAAAGAAGAATATCAACTTAAAAGATTACATCCTATAAATATTCAAGGTGAGAAACTTCAACAAGGAAACAGAAGTTTTAAGTTAGATATAATTGATAGCAATCAAATCATATTCAAACTTTCAAGAAATAAGCACATTGAATTTAAATTACCCCATTTACGAAATAATATAAAGAAAGAGTTATATAAACTTCAGCAACTTAATGAAGTTAAATATGGACAAAAAGGATATGCTTATTCAATTAGATTTGACTTAAATAATATTTACATTTCATTTGAAGAATTTAAGCAAGAACAACTCGAATTAAATGAAAACAGATGTTTAGGTATTGATTTAAACCCTGATACAATTGGTGTTTCAGTCCTGGAAGACAATCAAGTAATCCATGCTCAAGAATTTAGTCTTAAACCAATATTTAGTAAAATTTTATCCGAAAAGTTAAGTTCTAATAGCAAAAGAACGAAATATTTTCAGAATAAACTAAAGTTTGAAACATTTGAAATATCTAAATCTATATCCTTAATAGCTAAACAGTTCAACTGTAAGTCAGTTTTTATCGAAGATTTACATTTTAAAAGTTCTTCGACTATAAAAATATCAAACAGAAAAAATAAAAATCTTTGGAAAAGAGAATTGTTTATCAATAACTTAACCAAAAGATTAAACATTTTAGGAATTAAAATATATTCGGTTAATCCTGCATACAGTAGTTTCATTGGAAACTTGATGTATGAATATACAGATGCAGTAAATGCTTCAATAGAAATAGCAAGACGAGGATTCGAGTATAAAATAAAGAAAAACAAGACAGAATTTTACCCTACTCTGTTGGTGAAACACCAGTGGAAGGAAATGGCTACCAAATTTACAGATTGGAAAAAATTC